TCGCTCTGGCAGAACAACTTGGTTGCTGTCCGTGTGGAGGCCGAGTTCGGTGTCCTGGTCAACGACCCGGAAGCTTTCGTCAAGCTGACCAAGTGAGTTTGCTGGGAGGGGCGGTTGTGTTTGCCGCCCCTCCTGCATCTCCTGTGAGAGGGACGTATGAAGATCAAAAACAAAGCCAACGGTGTCGAGGCTGAAGTTCCCGACACGCTGGCCGAACTACTTGTGAAGACTGGCAGTTGGGAGCCCGCTGAGGCTGCCGAACCGGTTAAGCCGGCGCGTAAGCGTGCCGCCAGGAAGCCCGCCGCTGTTGTTGAGGAACCTGTTAGCGACGAGGAGTGACGCATGGCTTACGCATCCGTTGATGATGTTGCGGTGCGTTGGTCACGCGACTTGTCCTGCGAGGAACGGGAACTTGTTTCTGTTCGCTTGGAGGACGTTGAGCGTCTGATTCGTCGCAGGGTGCCCAATCTTGATGATCGTCTCGCTGACGGTTTGATTGATGTCGAAGATTTGATTCAGGTTGAGGCTGATGCGGTGCTGCGGCTCGCCCGCAATCCCGAGGGCTATGTCAGTGAAACGGACGGCAATTACACCTACACGCTGTCGAAAGACCTTGCTACGGGGAAGTTGATGTTGACTTCTGATGAGTGGGCGATGCTGGGTGTTTACCGGAACCGTTTGACGACTTTGGTGCCTTCGGTGTTGCTGGGTAACGGGATCACTGTGTTGGGCGAGTCGGAGGTTTAAAAAGGTTATGGCAACTGTTATCACGGTGATCGGTGTTACAGCCCTCATCTACGAAGTTTTGGAGCGGGACTACGGTGTCCCGAAGCCCACTGGTGGTTTGGGTGGCGGTATCACCACGGGCGGTGGGTCTGGTGGTTTGACGCAGGCCCAGGTGCAGACGTTGATCAACGCTTCGATTGCGGCGATCCCGGCTGGCACTACGGATCAGGCTGCTGTTGAGGCGATCATTGAGGCGAAGCTAACTGAGTTCGGCCCGATGATTCAGCAGGCTGTTCAGTCTCAGTTCAAGGCGATGCCCAAGAGCATCCGGCTGAACACCGATGACGGCAAGGTCAGCATTGAGGGTTTGGATGTTTCCGGCCCGAATAAACCTGTGTCTTTGGACATGGAGTTGCCTGACGGTTCGTTGTCAGTAAACGGCAAACGGGTGTTGACGGTCGATGATGCTCTTGATGCTGCCGGTGGTGGGATTGACCAGGCGGCTATTGAGGCTGCGGTTCAGGCTGCTACCGCCACTCTGACTGCGGCCATTTCTTGGGAGGGTCAGCAGCGCGAGGAAGCTGATATCAACCTTGAAGCTGCGTACCAGTACCTCCGCGAGAATAAGGCCGACAAGTCCGCAATTGAGGGTCTTGAGAGTGCGATTATCGGCCAGTTGTCGAAGATTTTCGATGACATTGCGGCGCAGCAGAAGATCAGCGAGGACATCGTTGAGTGGGTTATCGCGGATTATGTGACGAAGGCTGAGTTCCAGTCTTTGTTGGATGCGATTACCGGCCCTGATGCCACGGTGGAGGATGTGGCTAAGGCGTTCAAGGATTTGAACGCTGGCATCGAAGACCTTGTGCGTCAGCTTGTTTCTGAGGTTTTGGGTGTGCCGCTGCGGCAGATGGTGTCTGAGGCTATCGCCGAGCCTATGAGTGTGGTTCAGGCTGACATTGCGGCTTTGAAGGCCGATAAATCGGCACCCGTTCTTCCTGAGGCTACTGCCGCTGAAATCAAGAACGTGTTGACCGGTGGTGTTGAGGTTCCACCGAATATCCCGTGGACGGCTTGCACGAACGTGGGCGGCAGCGGCAACGTCGAGGCACGGCTCATCAACGGCGTGGTGCAGTTCCGCGGCGATAAGAAGGCCAACATCACCGCTGGTGGCTCACTCACGACGGTGCTGCGTATCCCTGCCGGGTTCCCCGGCCCTGCGGTGGCTCAGAACATCGTTGTCCACGCCACCAACACCGGAGTTTCCTTCGTCACCGGCCTGACCCGAATCGACACGTCTGGGGCTATCGGCCTGGCCGCACCCAACGGCAAGTTCGACACCGCCAGCTACGACGGCGTTCAGTACTTGGTGTTCTGAGAGGAGCCACGATGATTGACAAGAAGATCGAAGCGGTCACCACAGCAGCAGTCCATCCGGCGTGCCTTGATTTTCGGGCTGCCGCTGCCGATGCGCTGAAGGCCCTGGAAGCCGCCGGCGGCGGTTTGGCGCTACCTGACCCAGCGTTGGTGCGTGTCTCCAACACCGCTGTCGGTGAGGGCGAGTACGTTGTCACGCCACTGAACACGATGGGCAACCGGTACATGCACACCCCCGGTGAGCATGACGATTACGCCTTCGTGTTCCTGGCCTACACGATCCCCAGTGTTGTGCCGGGTGGTTCAACGTGGACGATCAAGGTCACTTACGGCGGTAAGACGATGACTTACCGCAACGAGTTCCTTACGGGCGGTTCGGCTACGGACGCTACTCGCGGTGCGGTGCAGTATTACGACCTGCCGATCACGCCGGGTCAGGGTCCGCAGGAGGTTGTGGTCACGTGCACTACCGGTTTGAATCTGACTGGCCGTGCCGGTAATCCGACGTACACGTTCGCCTCAAACTCTGTGACGGTGAGCAACTGGGTTCAGAGCGCGTCAGCGGGATGGGCCGGTGGTACTGGCAGCAACGACAAAACCACCTTCCCCAAGCTCGATGGGGACCGCCGCTATCTGGGTGTGTCTTCTGTAGCCACCACCCCGGCCCGCACGTATATTCAGTCCGGTTCCGGTGGACCCGCGAAGGTTTTGTGGGAGGCATCCGACAAGGACGGTCGTCGCATCGTCATCTTTGAGGACCGCAAGCCGCAGCCCGACTTGTTGACGATCATGCACGGTGGTGGAGCGAAGTTCGCTGCTGGCGCTTTAGTGGTCAACGTGAACGCTCCGTCGAAGGTGCTGTGACTATGGAAATCACCAACGGCGAAATCAACGTCGACCTGCCAGAGTCGTTGGCGAAGCTGCTGCTGGCCGGGAAGTCCTGGGCGGAAGGCTCCACCGAAGATCACGGTGACCGAGTGGTGGGCCGTGGAGAGGACGACACCGCCATCCCGATGACACGCATCCCAGGTGTCGTCGACATCTCCATGAACCGGCTGAAGAGGCTCGTCGCTGACGGCACCATCCCGCACGTCCTCAAGGACCGCACGAAGCTGATCCGGCCGTCGGACGTGAAAGCCGCACTCACCCAATGAGCCTCCTCGATAGGGGGAATCAGTGCGTGGTTGTGTTCCCGGAGGAAAAGGTCACCGACGCGGACGGGAACACGAAAACCCAAGCCGCTAAGTGCGGGTTCCGCGCCAGGGCACGCATCCAACCGTTGGGTTCCGGTGGTGCAGCCTCAGCTGACCAGTACGGGGATGGGTTCGACAGCGAGAAGGTGTATTCGCTGCGGTTCCCCCGCGGCCTGAGATGCGTGTTGGGTGCCCAGTCCCAAATTGAGTGGATGGGTGAGCGGTGGGTCATCCACGGTGACCCGTTGAGGTACAGCAACTCTCCGCGCACCGCCCACCTGATCTACACCATCAAGAGGTACTGATGGCGGAGATCTACAAGAAGGGCAAAGCGTTCAACGGGATGATCGCCCACATGGGTGGGGTGAAGGGTGCGTTGCGGGACGAAGCGGGCCGCTTGGAGGGCATCGCGCAAACCCGTTTAACAGCTGCCCGCTCATCAACGAAATGGGTGAAGTACGACCGCGACTCGGCCGGCGAAACCGCCATCGAGGTGTCCGAAGCGGACGGCCAGTACACCTGCGACTATCACGTCTCCATGACCGCCGAGAACGCGATGGCCATCGAGTACGGGCACGCCCCCTCGGGGAAGTTGGAGGGCACCCGCACGAAAGCGCCGTTCGGTCTTTACATCATGACGGGGACGCACAGCCAAGCCTAGGGAGGTGAGTATGTCGAGGATGCCTCGCATCCAGTCGGTCATTCTCCCCATCCTGCGGGACTCGTTTCCCGATGTGAAGGTCGGTTCCTGGGTGGAGGACATCGACTTTCGTGATTTCCCGATGCTGCAAGTCAGGCGGATCGGTGGGATGCGGCACGACCGAAGACCTACCCAGTTGGCCATGCCGGTCATTGAGTTGACCGCTTACGGCATAGAGGGGTTGGTGGAAACCGAGCAGCTGTACGAGGACGCCCTGGAGGCGCTGTATGCGGCTGCGAGGAATCAGGCACGAACAGATACCGGCTATCTGCATTCAATACGGGAGACCTCTGGCGCCGCCCAGTACCCGTCTCCTTTCCAGGACTCCTGGCGGGTTCAGGGACTTATCGCATTCGGGGTTCGGCCCCTTCCAATCAAGTAACAGGAGTAAATAGACATGCCAATCAATGACAAAGCGGTGATCACCGCTGCGACTGGGTTCATTTTCACGGCCCCGGTCGGAACTGCCGCACCGACCCCAACTGAACTTGCCGCTCTGGCTACCCCGAAGCTGCTTCTTGAAGCCGGGGTTGACGATGTTGTGGTTGACCCCGACGCTGATGCTGGCGGCAAGGCCGGGCGTTCCACTGTGGCGGATGCGAAGACCACACTGCCTGTTGCGTGGGTCAACGTCGGGCACACCTCCCGCGATGATCTGCCGGAGTTCGGTTACGACGGCGGCGATCTGGAGACGCGTGGCACTTGGCAGAACGAGTCGCTGCGCGAGGTGGAAACCAAACCGGTCGCTGACTACCTCGTCTTCAAACTGCACCAGTTCGACTCGGGTGCGTTCGAGCTGTACTACGGCAAGGACGCCTCCGCTGTTGCGGGTGTGTTCGGTGTGGCCGGCGGCACCACCGTCCCGGTGGAGAAGGCCCTGTTCATTCTGATCGTGGACGGGCAGAACAAGATCGGGTTCCACGCCCACAAGGCGTCGTTCAGGCGGGACGATGCGGTGGAAATGGCCACCGACGAGTTCGCGGCGCTGCCCATCCGGGCGACGCTGCTGCGCCACAACACCGAAGTGAAGTTTTCCTGGATCAACAAGGACTTCTTCGTCCCGTGAGTAGGCCGGGGGAGGGGAGTTCCTGGCGGGCCGCTCCCCTCCCCCCTTCACCACACTGCCCGCCAAAGACCCGCTATGAGAAAGGCCCAGCCATGCCCAACAACAACATTTTGACTTTGGATTCCCTCCGCGAAGACATCGAGCGCGAATTCGCCCCCTGCCAAGTGGACTTGGGGGAGGGGAAAACGTTGACGCTGCGGAACCTCCTGCGGCTCCCCAAGAACACCCGGGAACAGGTGTACACACTGCTCGATGAGCTGTCCGCCATCCAGAAAGACGAGGACCAGGACGGTTTGGTGGCCACTGAGCAGTCCGCGCAGATCGCCCTGAAAATCCTGCCTTTGGTGGCCGACAACGAGAAGCTCGGCGCGAAGCTCGTGGAGTCCATTGAGGACGATTTGGCGTTGACGCTGCGGGTGTTTTCGCGGTGGATGGAGGGCACCCAGGCGGGGGAAGCCGAGGGCTCGCCGACCTCATAGATGAGTACGGTGAGCATTTGGCCGCTGACCTGCTCGAGCATTACCGGGTGGATTTGCGGGATCTGATGCATCCGGGCAGCCCGCTGACCCCGCTGTGGTTGTTGGTGTTGATCCGCGGCCTGCCTGAGGGTGGGCGGTTCAACGCTGCTGTGCGTGGTGGGCAGGAGTTCCGCGGTTGGGACGCGTCCCGGTATGCGGCGGCGGCGACGGTGAACGCGGTTCGGGCTTTGCAGCACACCTATGTGTCGGCGCATGTGAAGTCCCGGCCGAAGCCGCCGGAGCCGTTCCCCATCCCTGACCGTCCGAAGCGCCGCGGCGCTGGTTCATTCGCCGCTATCGCGGCCCAAAAGTTGGCTGAGGAAGGTTCAGATGGCCGGTTCGAAGGAAGTCGGGAAGGTCTCGATCCGGGTCATTCCTGATTTGGATCGGTTCCGGGAGGAACTGCAGGGCGAACTGGAGAAGCTGGAACGTAAAGTCGCGGAGATCATGGTTGGTGCGGACACCAGCCGTCTGCGCGATGAGGTCCGGGCTGCCACCGGGAACCTTGACGCCGAAGTCGTTGTTGACGCCAATACATCCCGCATTGGTGAGCAGCTGAGGGAAAGCGTCAGGGACGCAACGAAGAACCTCCCGAAGACCGAGGTTCCGTTTGAGCCGAAGTTCACAGACCCTAAAGGTCTGCCGGAAACAACGATTCCGGCCAAGCCTGAGACCAGCGAGCAGGCTTTCAAGCAGTGGCGTGCCGACATCATCAACAAAGCAGCGTCGCTGCGGGCCACTATCCGACCCGATGTTGACGACGATCAGCTCCGCAAGCGCCTATCAGGTCTTGTTGCGGAGCTGCGTCAGCTTCCAGTGGAACTGGACGCGGAGTTCGACTCAAAGCCGATCAAAGCGGACTTTGAGAAGACACTCGCGGATATCAAAGCCATAGCCTCCAGGGACAAGATCGAAATCCCCATTGAGGTAGATCAGAACCGTTTCCAGCGTGCGCTGGCCGGTCTGCGGTCGAAGCTGAACAACACCACTCTGTCTATTGGCGGTTTGTTCGCTTTGAATCAGGGTTTGGACAGCGTCGGTGAGTCGGCCACGCGAGCCAGCGGCGGCATGACCCGGCTGTCCCGCACCGGCCTGATCGTGGCTGCGGTGTTCGCCGGCGCCGCCCCGGCGGTCGGACTGGTTTCGGGCCTCCTCGCCGGCCTGCCTTCGCTGATCAGTGCGTTCGCAGTTGGCGGTGCGGCGGTCGCTTTGGGCTTGGACGGCATCAAAGCGGCAGCGGAGGCGGTGAAACCAGCTTTTGAAGAGCTGAAGGCGGCGGTTTCCGGCACGTTCCAGGAGCAGTTGACTCCGATCTTTCAGCAGTTCCTGCCGATGCTTCCGATGCTGAAGTCGGGATTCCAAGAGGTCGCCTCAGGGCTGTCGGGGATGTTTCAGGGTTTCGCGAACGCCGCCACCTCGGTGCAGGGTGTGCAGCAGATCGGAACGATCCTGCAAGGCGTCGGCGGTTTCTTCAGGGACCTCGGCCCGGTAGTGCAAACAGCAACCCAGTCGTTCCTCACGTTGGCATCTGCGGGGGCGCAGTCGTTCAACCTGCTGCTCGCTCCGCTGCAGAACTTCGCCAACGGTTTCGACGCGATGGTGCAACGCATCACCTCCAACGGTGTGTTCGAAGGCGCGATGCAGGGCTTGTCGCAAACCCTTGACGGCATTTTCACCCTGTTCACCCGCCTGTTTGAGGTGGGTGCGCAGGCGATGGCTTCGCTGGGTGGGCCTCTGCAAACCCTGCTCGGAGGGTTCGGTGACCTGCTCGTCGGGGCGATGCCGGCGCTGACAGCGTTCGCGGCGGGTGTCGCGAACACCATTGGGGCGTTGGGAACGTCGTTGGCCCCGGCGTTCGCCGCTCTCACCCCGGCGGTGTCAGCGATCATGCCGATCATCACCCAGTTGGCGACGATCCTGGGTTCGACGCTGTCCACAGCGGTTCAGGCGTTGGCCCCGGCGTTGACGCAGATCGCCCAGGTGTTGGGTCCGGTGTTGACCGCTGCCGCGACAGCGTTGGCACCGATCCTGACCCAGGTCGCTCAAACATTGGGCACTGTGCTGCTGGCTGCGGTTCAGGCGTTGGCGCCGCTCATGCCGCTGATCACCCAAACATTTCAGCAGCTCGCTGCCGCGATAGGGCAGGGCTTGGCGACGGCCCTACCGGCAGTCGCTAACGCGTTCACGCAGCTGGTTCCGGTGATCGTCCAGTTGGCGCCGGCGTTCCTTCAGCTGATCCAAGCCGTCATTCCACTCGTACCGGCAGTAGCGCAGATCGCCGCTGCGGCGCTGAGCGTGGTGGCAGCGTTCGCCCCGCTGCTCGGCGTCCTCGCCAATGTAGCGACGTTGGTGGCGCAGGTCGTCGCGAGGTTTGCCGAGTTCGCCGCCAGCGTGGTCGCCGCGGTTGCGGGAGCTGTGTCCGGGTTGGTCAGCACGATATCCAGCGGGATGCAGCAGTTCGTGCAGTTCATCTCCGACGGCATCAACCAGGGGGTGGATGCTGTGCGGCAGTTCGGATCCCAGGTTGTGGCGGCGTGCGCGGGGTTCGGTTCGCTGCTGGTGTCTGCGGGCGCCGACCTGATCCGAGGGTTGATCAACGGCATCAAGTCGATGGCCGGGGCGGCGCTGCAAGCCGCCCGCGATGTCGCCTCAAGCGTGGTCGGGGCGGTGAAAGGTTTCCTGGGGATCAACTCGCCGTCGAAGGTGTTCCGCGAGATCGGTGTGAACGTCGGTGAAGGCTTCAACGAGGGCGTCGGCTCCCAAGTCGGTGCCGGTGTCGCACAGGTCAAGGAGTATGCGACCGCGATCCTGCAGTCGGTGAAGGAGGTGTTCGGTTCCGCTGAAGGGGTGAACCTCAATTTCAACCTCGCCGCAGCCGCACCGGCACCAGCCCTGTCCGGGCTGCAAACCCAGCTGGCGGCAACGTCGTCGTCGGCGGACACGTTCAAGGAGTCGATGGGTTCGGCTGGGCAGGCTTTGACGCAGATCGACACCACTGAGGCGAAGCTGAAGATCGACGAGTTGGGGCAGTCGCTGGCCGAGTTGGAGATCCGCCGCAAGGAACTGCAACTCGCCAAGGCCGACCCGAGCGCCGACCAGGCCGCTATCAAGGCGCAGCTTGAGCAGATCCGCAACCAGAAAACCGCGCTCGGGTTGGAGCGCGACAAATTGGCCTACGCCCAGAAGTACGGCGGGCAAATGTCATCCACGTCGCAGGGCTACCAGGATCAGATCAAGAGCCTCCAGAAGATGCCGTTGGACTTCGCCACCGCAAACGGAAACCAGTTCCTGTCCGACCTGGGTTGGTCCGGTCAGGGCGCTATCCCGTCACTGATGCAGCAGGGCCTCGACTACGCATCGAGTTTCGTGTTCAACGTGGCGAACATGGACGACGCTCTGAGCGGCCAGAGAACCCTCCAGAACCGGCAAATGCAAGCAACTATTGGGAGATAACGTGAGACCTGACACCGTAGTCGTGCTGGAAGGTGTCAACGGGGAACGGTTCACCATCGCCGGCCCCAACGCCGGGGATAAAGGCGTGTTTTTGGGGACGGGGCTGCGGGAGTTCTTCGACCCGCCGGTGAAGGTGGTGTCCGAGGAGCCCGGTAACTATCCGGGCTCACGGTATCTGAATCACCGTATTCTGCGGCGCGACTTGGTTTTCGCCGTGGAAATCCTGGATGACCCGTCGAAGAACCTGTCGTGGTTGTCGCGGGACTCGGAGTGGCGCAAAGCGTGGTCTTTTGAGGCTGACTGCAAACTGTTTGTAACGACCCCGGAGTCTGGCACCCGCTATTTGAAGGTGCGACTGCTGGAGTCCCCCCAGGTGGACACCACCACCGATCCGCGGATGCACACCATTAACCGGGTGTCGATGGTGTGCGTGGCTTACGACCCGTTTTGGTGGGGGGAGGATGAGATTCACACCGCTGTCACGCAAACCGACACCAGCTTCGACCCGAATGCGTTGCAGTTGCCGTGGCCTTGGCCGCAGAACGAACTGCCCAAGGAAACACTGTTCATTGATGTCCCGAAGGTGAATCCGACTGACCAGATCATCTGGCCGAAATGGTCGGTCCCTGGTTCCACTGAGGCCCCCGCGGAGCCGTACATCCCGTGGCTGCCGTGGCTGGGTGCGCCGAAGTCGCGGGCGGCGATCTGGACCCTGCCCGACTATTCGTGGCAGGAAGACGACCAGAAGAACCGTAGGCTTCGGTTGCCGGGTTTGATCGGTGGGTTGCGTACCAACGAGATCCAACAGTTGGTCATTGACGGCCGCCCGACTGGGGGGAACTTCAAACTGAAGTTCGGTTCGGAAACCACCGGCAACATCCCGCATAACGCTACCCCTAAGCAGATTCAGGATTCGTTGGTGGCGTTGGCTCAGATCGCCGCCGGGGATGTTGAGGTCACCCGCGACCCGGCGGTGAATGAGCAGCAGACCGTCGAATTGACTGGCGGCGCTACCGGGGGTTCGTTCCGGCTTGCATTTGAAGACAACTGGACTGACTGGATTCCGTTCAACGCTATCGCCCTGAATGTGTATGCCGCGTTGGCTGCGCTCCCCCAGGTGTCGATGGTCGGTGTGACAGTGGAGCAGGATTCCAAAGACTGTGTGCAGGAAATCCGCATCGTCGGTGAACCCACCAAGGGCACATTCAAGCTGAAATTTGACGGTGAGACCACAGGGGAAATCCCCTACAACGCATCCAATCTCACGGTTGCGTTTGAACTGTCGAAGCTGGCGAGTATCGGTTCGTTTGACATCAACGTGACCGGGGCCGGGTTGTTCGGTGGTGGGCCGTGGTGGAAGGTCGCGTTCCAGGGCAATTTGGCTGGGGTGAACGTGAACCGTTTGACCGCTGACGCTTCCGGACTGTCCGGGGGTGCGGGCATCGCGGTGAACACCAAGATCCTGACCCCTGGTGGCCGCAAATACACGATCACGTTCGGCGGCAGCTTATCCGGCTATAACGCGGAGATGCTCAAGTTCGATGCGTCCCGGCTGACGGGGGGGAAGAACCCGTCCGTGGATATCCGCACCACCACCGAAGGGTCACACCCATTCCAGATCACGTTCCTGGGGAATCTTTCGGGGAAGGATGTGCCCCAACTCGAACCCACCCAGGTGGCGCTGACGGGCGGCAGGAAACCGAGGGTCACCACGGCTGTGCGGTTGGAGGGTGCCACCGCACCCGCCGAGAACGCGTTTGTGGACACCGACCCGCGTGTGGAACAGGTGGTGTCGGAATCCGGCTCGGAAGTGTGGGCTCGAATGAACGGGGTCCGATTCAAGCACTTCGTCCCGCCGTACACCGCGGCCCGAAAGTTTGAGATCACCGTTTCTGGTTGCAAACCGGGGCAGATGGTGGCTCTGCGCCTACCTAGGCCATTCAGCCGGCCGTGGGGATTGGAAGGCTGATGCGTTACGTCCTGCGGCTGTTCGGTGTCCCCGTGGTGTCTCTCACCGTGGAGCAGCTAGTGGAGTACGAGGAAACCGAAGAGGCTACCGGCGCGGGTGGTGGCAGCGCACACAACTTTGAACGTGACGGCAACCCGCTCTCCCCGGAGAGCCGGTATGAGTGGGAGTGGGAGGACAAACGTGGATTCGGTTTTGGAG